ACGAATGAATGCATAATTATTGAGTTTGTTTTTAACATAGGTATCACTTGCCCACAGATACCATGGTTGTATAGTAGTCTTAATAGAGGGAACATCCGATTCATTCCACGTGAATGAATTGATACGGACAGGTCTACTAAGAAATTTCGCGATATCTGTAGAACCTGTTTGATCATGGGTACTAAATCTACTATTACCAGCTTTGGCACCTACCTCTGAGGAGGAATCCCCTTCAATAAACTCCATAATGACCTTCTCTTCAGACTGTAGATAATATTCATTATCATTGGTAGGAAATAAACGTGTATATGCGCCCACGCGCATATTCGCCATGTCAACTGGACATGGGTCAGACACAAGATCTAGTTCTTGTGTGCAACATTTCGATCGTACTCGGGATCGAAGACCTAAAAAATGGTTTCCAACTTGATATAATTGTATAGAGAGAGTTAATCTCAATACAATGTTTTATTAAATGAGTTATCTCTCATTGATCTTATTGTAATATCTCCACCAGATCACGCGGAGAACATACCTTTTATAGATAAAGACGAACATGGTAATACAAGAAAATAGGTAACCAACCTACACTCGGATTTATTGTAATGGAGTTTACTCTCCATTTGGCGTGAACATACCACACAATTGCCAAATGTGCAATAGATTTTATATACGGAGTTTACTCTCCTAGATTAATTCTAAATTTGATCTATCACGGAGCGAATCTGAGGAGCGTATTGTAGAGACTTATCTATATTACGCGTACGCATCCAGAAATCACTGACAAGTTGGTAGTAATCTGGAAATGTAGAATCCATGATCCAGTCTTGTAAGCCAGCCTCAATAACTACTCCTTGAAAATATTTCTTTCTCTCTTCATATTTATCCCTACCATAGAAGAAATATTCTCGGATTGCACTTTCAATAACACATATGGAATGAGCTTGAGCAGATATTTCATCTTTATCTACATACGAAGTTAGCATCTTCTCTATTGACGAATGGTGCAATGGTGCAACTATGGCACCTATATCTGGATCAAATCTAAAGGTACGTTTCAAGAATGAGGCATCTTTTATAGATATATATGGTACACTCAAAGCATCTTTCTCTGCCATAGTATATTTGATAC